TCTGCGAACGGGTCCGAAGCTGGACCTTGGCGGCGGGCAGGCTTCGAATTCTGAAGTCTTCGGTGGCTTCAAGAACTATTCCGACTACGATCCCCTCGCCAATGCTCCGGGCGGCTCCGATGCTTGGGGCAGCGGGCAGGCGGGAAACCCCACTGCTGGCAATGCGGCGGGACAGGGTGCGAATACTGCTGGCGGGATGAATAACGGCCAGCAGCAAGGCTATCAGCCGCAGGGAGGCCAGGCACAGGCTCCGGCTGAAGCGCCGCAGTGGTAAGCCCGTAAGGGTCGCAACCGAGCCGGGGCGGTATATCCCCGGCAACCATAAAAGGGGTAGGGACGATGGCGGAAGACCTGTCAAAAGTTAGTGTCGTTTTCAACGACGGAAGTTTTCAAGACTATCTCATGTCCGCAGGGACCGGGATCGGGACTTACCTATCGGACCAAGCCGGAAGAACGGGAATTCTCTTTATTCGCAACGGGGAAGAGAATTATTCGATCCCTGTCCGAAATATCCGGGAATGGAAAATTTCTTCTTTGCCGAAGGACGAAGTTAATGGAAATCCAAACGGGACAGCCGACGCTTGAAGGCCGCTACATGGCTTTTGTCCGCTGCCAAGGGCAGGGAGTGGCCGATTGGGTCGAACCTGTTATCGAAACTTGGCACGGCGGGCGCTGGCACGGCTTCAGGCCGGTTCTCGGATGGTTCGGGCCTATCCCGCCCATGACGGCCCGAGAAATGCTCGGCATGAACCCGGAGTATGATCTATGACAAATTTTGCAGTTTTCGCACTGACGTTCTCGGTTTTTGCCGGGGCTATCGCGGCCCTTTCGCTGCTCGTCTATATCGCGGCAATCATCTTGGGTTTCGCCTACGATAAAGCCATGCGCAAATTCTTTCCGGGAAGGTGGAATGATGAATAGCCGCCCCAAGTTCTCGCACGTCGTCGACCGCACCGAAATTTCAAAGTTTCGGGAGCGCCTTGACCTTTCGTGCGGGCATTCGTCGGAAGTGGCAAAAAGCCGCATCGGGCTGCGCAAGCGGGTAATTTGCCCCGAGTGCAGCCAATGAGTATGCAGACGAACATTTTTGCAGGGACGTGCGTTCGCTGCAAAAAGCGCGTCGAGCCGGGATCAGGGCGCGTCAGCGGAAAGGTCGGCAAGGATTGGCGCGTAGTCCATGAAGGCTGCATTCCTGCGGTTGTGGGCAAGCTGCCTGAAGGTTTGGAGTATGACCTATGACGCCTGAAATCGACTTTGACAGCATCGACGAGGACGAAGAAGGCCACTACCTTTTTTCGTCTTTGCGGCCGGATGAAAAATTCCGAGTGACAAACCTAATCGACCGGAACGGGGACGACACCGAAGACCTTGAGGAAGCCTTGGGCGGCGTCGTGAAAATCCACGAAACTTGCTTTATGGTTTTCACTTTTCCGACGGTGCAATGATGAACCGCTACGTAGTTTTCGATTTTGAATCGGCCAGCACATGCGATCTGCTGAAAAGCGGCGCTTGGAAATACTCGCAAGATTTTTCCACGTTCTTGACGCACGTTGGGTTCAAACTGGTTGTCGACAATATCCCAAGGCCAACGCGCGTCATTTGGGGAAACGGGATAAACCGCGTCGATCCCGAATTAGCCGAACTGGCTTCGGACCCCGCAGTGATGTTCGTCGCCCATAACTGTTCTTTCGAAATCGGTATGTGGCGTCAACACATGGTCCCCCTGGGGTATTCCGACATTCCTAACGAGCGCTGGCACGATACTATGGCCGTTGCAGCTATGAAGTCCCTTCCCCTTGGCCTCGACCCTCTGACGCAGGCGCTCAACACGCCTATTCAGAAGGACATGGAAGGCCACCGGCTGATGCTCAAAATGTGCAAGCCCGACAAGGACGGCGGCTGGTCGCAGCACACCCAAGAGAATTTGCAGCGTGAAGCCGAATACAACGTCGTCGACGTGGATAGCCAATATGCCGTGCATTCCGTTATAGGCGGGCTAGGGCCATCGGAGCGGGCAACGTGGTTGGCCGACGCCAGGATAAATCAGCGCGGTATTCTCGTCGACGTCCCGTTCGTCCGTGCCTGCATAGACGTTCTCGACATGGTCCGCGTCCCTATGACGGCGGAATTCCGGGAACTGACAGGCGGCATTGGACCGACGCAGCGAGAGAAAATCCTGAATTGGGTAAACGAGCAGGGCGTTCGAATGTCCGACATGCGCAAGGACACCCTAGACGCCCTCCTAGATCCCGACGATGAAGTAGGGTTCGAAGATTTGGACCAACTCGGGATTTCCGCGCTACCCGTCCATGTCCACCGCGTTCTTGAATTGCGGCGCTCCCTCGCTTCTTCGTCGGTCGCCAAACTTCAACGAATGCTTCAGTGCGCGACGATGGACGGGCGCGTTCGCTACACCATGCAATACCACGGGGCCGGAACGGGTCGATGGGCCGGAAGACTTATCCAGATTCAGAATTACCCGCGCGGGGAAATTCAGGAACGCCAAGGGCTGACACCCGAAATCCTTGCCGACGCGATCTTGAGCCGCGATCTTGACCGTATTAAGGAACTATGGGGGCCGGATATTTTCTCGGCGGTCATTTCCAGTTTGCGCAGTTGCATTGTTCCCGATGTGTCGAAGGGCCGCGTTATCGTGGCGGGCGACTATGCGCAAATCGAAGCCCGGAACGTCCTTTCGTTTGCGGGCCACCACGACAAGGCCGCGCTGTTCGATCAGGTCGACCAATATTGTGAATTGGGTTCGATGATTTTCGGGTTTCCCGTGAACAAGAAGGACAACCCGCGCGAAAGGCAAATCGGGAAGAACGGACTGCTCGGTTCGGGGTTCGGCTTGGGCTACAATGGCTTTCAAGCGAAGTTCGCCCCGAAAGAACCGTTCGAACTAGCCGTGCGGGCAATCGACACATACCGCAAGGAATACGCTCCCCTCGTCCCGAAATTCTGGTATGGCCTTTATCAAGCCAGCGTTGACGCGGTCTGGTGCAACGAAGCCCGAACTTATTCTTGGGCCGGGATCGAGTTTCGCCGGGAGCAAGATTTTTTGACAATGCGGCTCCCGAGCGGCCGGAAGATTTGGTATCACCGGCCGCAGCGGGAAACCAGTTACAACCCAACCACGAACCGCGAATTTCCGGCTTGGTCCTTTCTGTCCTATCAAGGCAAGAAGACCCGCCGAAACCATATGTGGTATGGGCAGTTGATGAACAATCTTGTTCAGGGCAGCGCCCGCGATTTGGTCGTCCATGCGATCCACCGTTGCGAACGTGAGCGCCTTCCTGTAGTGTTTACCGCACATGACGAAATTGTTTGCGAGACACAGGACCAGCCGGGATTGGCCGTCATACTCAAGCAGATAATGGAGGACGTGCCGGATTGGGCGCGGGAACGCCGGTTCAATGTGAAGGCGGAGTGCGACACCATGATTAGGTATCGCAAGTAGGAGAAATCCCGATGTATGCCAAGCTGTTAGGCGGGCCTTTCGACGGTCGGCAAGAAAATGTCACCGAGGGGTGTGGGGTTCTACAGCTTCGGCAAAAGTTGGAAGACGGTTCCGGGGAAATTCTCCATACCTACAAGCGGTCGAAAGACGACCCGAAGTATTTCGTTTATGAGGAGAATAAAAATGCCAATTGAAGAAACCTTGGCCGAACGCGGTTCTCGTTATGGGGACTTCACGAACCATGCCGAAATCGCTCAAGAACTTCAGGACAGCTTTCGACGGGAAAAGAAAACTCACTTTTCGCGCGAGGGCTGGGAACGTCTTTCTCCCGTTCAGAGGCAGGCGCTTACTGTGATTGCGGACAAAATCGCCCGAATTCTTTCCGGTGACCCGAACTATAAGGACAACTGGCACGATATTCAAGGATACGCGAAACTCGCGGAAGACCGGTGTTCGGATTGATTATCGCCGGAGTTGATCCCGGCAAGACCGGCGCAATGGTTACTTTGTTTGAGGACGGCTCAACCGTTGTCGACCGCGTCCGGCTGGTATCTGCCAAGGGGACGAAGACCAAGCCCGACTATCCCTTTTGGGCGCGCTCTTGGTCTTCGTCGATTCAGATGAACGGCCCCGACGTTTTCGTTATGGAACAAGTCCAGGCGCGGCCGGGGCAGGGAGTAACGTCGATGTTCTCGTTCGGGAAGGCGCAAGGCTTCGCTCTGGGTGTCATCATGACAGCTTCCCCGGTGCCGGTGCAATATGCCTATCCGTCCGTCTGGAAAGCGGCCCTTGGCCTCATTGGCTTCGACAAAAGCATGAGCGTGACCGTGGCGCTCGATCTGGTGCCGTCGATCCGGCTGGAACTGGAAAGGAAGCTGAAGGGCAACACCGCTGACGTGCGCCACGGCATAGCCGAAGCTGCCCTTCTCGCCTACTACGGCCGAATGACGATCCGGGGCTAGAGAAATTTTCCGCCCGCGCTAAGAATATCGTCGACCTTGACCGGAAGGCCGGTTTTCTTTTCGATTTCCTTCTCCACGATCTTTTTCGCGGCGGGAAGGATGATCTTTTTGAACAGTTTTCCGAACATGGTTATTCTTCCTCTGCTTGGGCAGTCTGCCCGGGCTTCAAGATTGCGTCGGGCTTTCGCTCCGGCGAATTCGCAAGGCCAAGGTCTAGGGCCTTGTCCATCTGCCCGCGAATTGCGTTGCTGCTGTTGCTGGACCCCAAGTAGTATCCCCATGCACCGGCAAAGGCGGCAATAAGAGCGCCCTTCATGGTGTCGTCGGGATGTTTTGCATAGGCAAAGGCAAACCCGGCGATGATGGTATAAGCAATGACAAATTTCGGGTCTTTGAAACTGTCGGGAATATTCTTCACGGCGAAACTCCTGTCTTGACCCGCAGCCATTCCTTGAACTGCCCGACCGTGCGCCCACGCAAGATCGAAGGATTGGCGTTGGTTGCCGCTGGCCCCGCCAGAATATCGGCGCGCTCACTGTTCGCTGCTTTCAGGACTTTGACCGCCGTAGTCGGCCCGAAGAAATGGCAGGCATAGAGGGCTGCGGAATTTACCGCGATCCCGGCTTTCTGAAGGGCTGCAACGTTCTTCATGGTGAAGGACCGGGCGCGCTTTGTCTGCTCGGCTTCCGTGGGCATCATCCCTCCGAATGCTGCTGACGGGTTCGCTCCCCAAGAGCCGCCTTCCCCCTGCCAAGTGCTTTTGATGAACTGGTAGAGGCCAGAGGCCGACGAGGTCGGGGCTTTGACGTAAGGCCGGGAGCCGCTTTCGATCTTGGCAAGCAAGGTGAAATAGTTCTCGGGGATGGGGTCGCCTTCAACCGTCTCTCCGTCCCGAGGAATTCCGATTTTGTCGAGCGCTTCGTCAAGAACGAGAACGTCGGTTGCGTCGATCCGGCCTTTTACCGAACGGACGGCATCGAAAATTGTTTTCCGGCTCATTTTCCATCATCCTGTTTTGCCGAATATGCCTCGACGATTTTCGTCAAGTGGGCAACTTCGGCTTCTGCACGGCCATGCTTGGCCTCACACTCGTTCAGGCTGCGGCGAAGTTCAAGGATATGGTCCTCGGCCTTTCCGAGCCTGTCGGTCACGCGCGTGAATTCTTGCCGCAAATTGTCAATCACGAAACGGGTGTCAGCGTCGAGCATCGCGGCTTTGGCATCACTTCGTTTCGTCGCAAACTCGAAAAACCACTTGACCACACCAAAACCCCCGCCAGCGGCCCCACCGAGAACGGCGACATTTGCCAGCGTGGCAGGGAGCGCCGAAACGAACATAGAAATCGACATAGGGATTACCTTCGAGCCAAAATTCTGTCCACGTAATTTTCAGTTTCCGCGATATTCGGAATACCCCCGGCTTCTTCCACGGCTCCCGGCCCTGCGTTATAAGCGGCCAAGGCCAGGGCTACGTCGCCGTCGAAGCGCCGAAGCATTTCCTTCATGTAAGCGATCCCGAGCAGCTTGTTATAGGCCGGATCGTTATAGTAGGCGTCTTCGTCCCATTCCAACCCCGCCAACTCCGCAGCTTCGGGAGCGGTTCCCGGCATGACTTGGGCAATCCCGATAGCGCCCGCGCTGGACGACAACGGATTTCCGGCCTCGTCGAACTGCTGGTTCCCGCTCTCCTGCTGGAATTGAGCGTCGATCAGATCGATTAGTTCGGGATCTTCGTTGGCTTCCCAATCAGCAAGAACCTCGTCGTAGCCGCCGTATTCTTTATCCTCGGGCTGGTCGTCGGTGACGGAACCCGTCAAGCCTTCTTCGGCTGCTGCGTCGGGGACGAGATCCCCGCCCCCGCTTGGGTCTTCGCTCAAGAGCGCGGCCCCCTCATTCCCAAGAGCTACGGCGCGCCCGATTTGCTGAAGGGCCTGCCTTCCTTGATCCCCCGCACTATTCAGCATGCGGATGGCCCCCCGAGCCTGTGCGGGGTTCTGCGAAAATAGCATGTCGATAAGCTGCGTTGCCTTGGCGTCGGGAAGACGGGCAAGTTTCGTCAGCCGGGAGAGTGCCCAAGCTTTCGTTCGGATCATCGACTTGGGAGAAGCCGCCATGAGGACACCGAATAGGTCTTCAATAGCCATGTCCCCCGCCCCGGAACCTTTTTCCTTGTCCAAGCCAGCAAGCGCCCGCATGGAATTTGTCTGTGCCTCCGCAGCCTGCTCAACCGCCCGGGCTGCGTCGTCCCCGAAGTTCTGCGCAACGGCTGCACGGCCTTCCCCGCTTTCGACAAGTCCACTCATGCGGCGCGTCACGTCTTGCGCCGTCCCGCCGAAATCCCGTTCAAGCGCGTTCGCCTGCCCCAAGAACCGGCCTTGGGTTCCTTCGGGTGAATTATAGGCGTTATTGATCGTGCGCGCCTGTCCCGAATTTTCAACGGGAATGCTGGCGCGGGTGCGGGTCCGTCCGCCTTCCGCCATACCTTCGATCATCCGGGCACGGGCAGCGTAAGACTGACGCATACGGTCTATTGCGGCCCGGGCTTCGGGGTTCGTTGATTCGATGAAATCCATTACGGTTTCTTCAGCCCGCATGGCCGCACCCTTCTGCGGGGTTCCGGCCGGAACTTTTGCCAGCATCTTGAGAATGCGCGTGGCGTCGTCAGCGGTAAGGCCAGAGACGGCAGCCGCGTCATTGTCCGGAGAAAGACGGATACGCAGCGAGGACGCAGCATTTGTGATAGCTGCATTTACTTCGGGGTCGGAAAAAACTTCCGTGACTTCCCCGGTATCCGCATTTCGCTGAAGCGAAGTCGGGAAAAGGCTTTGCACGTCGTCAGCAACTTGACTGTCCCGGACGTTCCGCATGTTGGCCGCAGCTTCGTCCCCCTGAAAATTCTTCAGGTCAATCGGGCTGCGATCCGCGCCATACCCCCCGGGAAGAATTCCCCGGTTGGGTTCAACCGGCGCATCAACGTTCCGGGCTGCGGCCATGTCTTCGGCCATCTGCTCGTTGATACGCTGACGGCCTTCCCCGGTTGCTTGGCGGGTTGTGCGCTGCATTTCAGGACCGACGTTGCCCACGCGGCGGCGAACGGCTGCTGCGGTGCGGGCGGTGTTTTCTTCGGTTCGGCCAAGAACGTCCCGTGCCAAAGTTTGCCGGTCCTTCAGGGGCAGGATTTCGAATAGCGTCGGCTCTGTCCCGGTTTCGTCACGGAATTTCTGCGCAGCGGCTTCCATGTCTTCGGCTGTCGCAGACGTGAAACGCTTCAAAATTCCCGAAGCATTGGGAAGGCCAAGCACGTCAGCAAAGGGGCGCGCAATGATCTTGGCCGCCCCGAGGCTCCCCATGACCAAAGGCGCAGCGACCGCCCCAATAGCGGCCCCGGTGCCTACGTCGGAGCCTTCACCGGCCGAATATCCCGCCCCGCCTGCGGAACCCGCAACAATGGCTTTTCCGAGGTTCTTGACCGGCTGTGCGGTTCGTGTTGTCGCCAAATTCTGTGCGGCCCTTGCAACCTTACGGACAGCGTTCGGAGCGCCGGAACCCGCAACTCGGGCAGCGCCTTTCCGCAACAGTGCCCCGGCCGCTCCGCCGCTGGCGATAGAACCGTAAAGCTGCCCAATGACGTTGCCCGCCGTGGACTTTTCGAGTTCGTAATCCGTAGCGCCCCGTTGTTCGTCCAGAATTTCCCCGAAATCTTTTTCAGAAAACGGGGCTTGGACGGCTGCGGCGATAACGTCGGGAAGACTAAACGCGCCCCGACCTACTCCCGCGCGCTGCGCCGAAAGAAAATCCGAGCCGGGAAGTTTTGGAAGGATAGAATTTTTCTGGACGGTTTCGTCAACAACTTTGGCCCGCTGAAAGCCACGCTCACGCGCATTGCGGGCTTGTGGCCGTCCCGAGCGCGAAGATAGCTTGAGGTCTTCCACGGATACCGGACCCAAGAATTTATCGAGAGCCGACGACTTCTTAGGGCGCGTGGTCGGCTTCGGCGCGGGCTTGTTCTTCGGCCCTCCGAATTTATCCGCCATTGCGCGCTGCATGACCTGATTGCTGGTGCCGTCGGGAAACTCGATAACCGAGCCGTCAGGGCCTTCGACTTCGATTGCCATTTTATTCGATCCTTCCCGTTGCCGGGTTGTCGTTCATGCGCTTGCCGGGTGCAGCAGAGGTCCGAGG